GACCCATCGACCAGAGGGACCACAGGGTGGTGCGCACGCGGCGCGGCTGGCGGAGCGTGGCGATCACCGCGTAGGCGACGTCTTCGGGGCGGAGGAAGTCGGCGAGCATCGGAGCGTCGGCCGATTCCGCCATGCGGACGTTAATGTGCGGGGTACGCACCGTTCGCTTGGGTCGCTTCAGCTCGGTCACATTCATATTCATCGGCTAGCCATCGGTATGAGACAAAGTCCTCGCCGCATGTGCCATAGCCGGTCAGCACGCCTTCGGCTTTGGCGCCAATCAAATTCATAAATCTGCGGACATCGTCGCGCTGGCGCATCGCCACCGCTTCGACGCGGTGGATCCCCGAGCTAACAAGATATGGCAGCACAAATCCCTTGATCTGCCGCACCATTGGTAACACGGCGCGGCCCCAGTCGTCTGTGCCGAAAGCGTAGCCGGCGCCGACGCCGGAGCGTCTTAGCACCAGGCCCCACACCGAGATCGGCCCCAGCTCATGATCCCAGGCGCAGAACGCGAACTGGCTGTGCCGCATCAGGGTCGACGCCAGCCGGTCGATATCGGTGCCGGCGGCCTCCATTTCTTCGGCGTCGTCGACCCGCAGGTTGTCGAGGATCGCCTGGACCATGCCGCGATCGGCGGGGCTGATCTCGATCATCCGGTTTCCCCGCCGATGTAATGCACCACCAGATTGGAGAGGATCTGCGGCCCCAGCTCCTGCGAGCGCAGCCGCAGCGACATGTGCGTGGCGTGGCCGAATAGTTGGATCTTGCCCTGCGGGAACGACGGGCCGTCGAAGATACCGATCTCGTCTTCGACCGCGGGGTTGTTGACGTTGAACGCGGCCGACACCTGCCAGGGTACGCCGGAGCAGGTCGCATCCAGCGCGGAGAAGGATTTGAAGGTGGCCACGCCCTCGCCGGCGTGGAACGGGAAGATCAATTCAACGGGACAGTCGTCATAGACCGGGCCAACATCGGAGATCCCGCCATAGGCGTAGACGGTGTTGTTATCGTCGCGCACCACCACCCGGTTCTGGTGCAGGCAGGCAGCGGTGATGACAAAGCCGGCGTCGTACTCCGACCAGGCGGTGATCTTCGGCCCGGGAAACGCCGACAGCACGTAGATCTTCGAAGTCATCGGCGCGTCTTCGTCGTCTTTGGACCCGGCCATGATGATCCAGAATCGGCCGGTGACCGGCTGCAACAGCGCGATCGTGCCGCTCATCCAGTCCGGCCCCATCGACCGGAACAGATCTTGGAGCAGAGGATCCAGCGGCGAGCCGATGTCGGACACCGCCGCGGCCAAGGATGAGTTGCGAGCGCGGAGCGAGCGGATGCCGGAGTGCGACATGTACATCACGTCGCCGGAGCCGTACTGCATCACTGAACGCCACGCCGTTGTGCCGGCCTGGCGCAGGGTCTGCACATACTGATTCTTCGTAAAATCTGGATCCATGATCCACAGCTGCACCGCGGTCGAGGAGAAGATCGCCAGCTTGTCGTAGTAGACCTCGAGCGCCACCGAATCGGTCATATCGGAATCGCCCATCGACAGGTCGATGAAGTTGGTCGGGTTCGGCGGCGCCATGCCGGACCAGTCGCCGGCGTTACCGATCGCCGAGAAGTACAAGATGCTGTGTTCGACCGTGTACATCTTATTCTTGTAGGTGCGGCAGTAGAAGCCACGCGCCAGCGGAAGGTCCAGGCCGTCGTAGTAGCGGCCGACGTTGCCGGCGGCATCCTTCCACAGAATGACGAACACTTTGTTGTCGAACAGGTCGTAGTCGATGATCTCGTAGATCGTGGTGACCTGCTGGCCGAGCACGCCGATCGACCAGGTGCCGGACGGCGGTTCGACCTTGTAAGGGCCATTTGGGCCGAAGGTGTAGAGCTTCTGGTTGACCTCGACCAATCCCCTGCTGGCGGCGTCGACCGTCCAGAACGGCACGAACGCCATCCGCTTCTCGATCTCACCGCCCGGCGTAACATGGGCGTTGCGCATCGACCGCAGCGTTCCGGCCGGCGCAGTCAGCTCACTGCGCCGCAGATCCAACCCGGCAGCGAAGTCGGTGATTGTAAAGTAGGGCAACTACTCCCTCCATCAGTTCGGGACGTAGTCGACATAGCGGGTAGTACGCATGCTCTTGTCGGGATCGTTGCCGCCGCGGAACACACCGCCCATGTTGTAGTTGGCGCGCTTGTCGGCGCCCTGGTCGGCTAAGAGCCGCCGCAGGTAATTCTGCGCCTTGGTCAGCTTCATTGGCGCAGCTTCACTCTTCTGAGTAGCGAGCATTTCGGCCGCGGCGAACAGCACGATCGCCTTGGAATCCAAAATGCAGCTATCGGTCGGCGCGACCAGCGGCGACAGCGGCGCCTGGCCTTCGAACCGCAGCACGTAGCCCTGCTCGGGGTGGGCGACGTTGTCGTCCGGCATCGGCAGTAACTGGAATTGCCCGACTGGATTGGTGATCGGCACCGGCCCGGTGGTGTCGATCGAGGCGACGTTGCTCCAGCGCACCGGCTTGCCGGTGCTAGTCGGACCAAGGTGCATCATGAACGCCTTGATGCCGTACACCAGCGGCGACCAGGACGAAGCCGAGGTGATCACATCGGCCGCGTCGCGGGTGACCTGCGAGATATAGACGCGGACGATCTGGTCGAACGCCATCTCCTTCGGATAGGAATATACCGCCTGCCCGCCGGTCAACGGCACGTCGACCCAGATTTTCAAGTGCTGCCAGTTGTAGGCGTCCCACAGCTCGCGCTGCTGCCGCGCCAGCAGCAGGTCGATGGTTTCCTGCGCCTGCACCCCCTGCAACGGGTTGAGCGACGTGCCGGTCTCGGCCCGCAGCTCGCGGCGCAGCTCGAGCAGTGTGACGCCTAATGGCACTAGCTAACGTCCTTATGCTCCGCGGGCGGCGGCGGCGAGCGCCGGCCGCGTGGTGATGGCTTAAAGATCGGCTCGAGGTCGGTGGTGGCCTTGGCGATTTCGTCCTCGCCGTCGTCGTCGTCTTCGTCGTCGCCATTGCCGTTGGTGATGGCGGGGGCAACAACGGTAGAGAGCTGACCGTTCTCATAGCGCGGCAGGTTCACCTCGTCGGTCATCACGTAGTCCATGCGGAAGGCGCGGCCGGGGAAGCAAGCCTCGACCACCTCGCGGCCGTAGATCGTGATCAACCTGTTCTTCTCTTCGGTCGGCCACACCTCGCCCATGCCGACCGGCATGACGTCCATGACGTTCTCGTCGCCGTGCAGGGCCTGGAGCACTTGCACCTCCGGCCAGGTCACCGGGTTGAACTTGTCGTAGATCACGGTGTGACAGTTCTGCCCGGCAAGATTGATCTTGCAGACGCAGTATTGGATCGACTTCGCCATATCATCTCCCTTTGAAAAAAGCCGGGAGTGCTAAGAGTGTCCGCTCCCCGCACTCCCGGCCGCGCTGCGATCAGACAATATCCATGACGACAGCGCCGTTGAGGCGCCGCGCACAGAGTTGCCCGGTCGAAGTGATCGCCCGATAGATCACATACTTGTCGGGCGCACGGTCTGGTGAATGCTGGTGGCGCCACTCTTCTTGCATCGCCACCAGGAAGATGTCCCTGGAATCATACCAGTAACAACGCTTGGACTTGCCGAGCGCGTCCAGGGTCGGGTCGTATTCGAAGTCGGTGCCGGCATAAGAAATCTGCCCGACACTGACATCCTTGGCACCGGAGAAGCCCTGCATGCTGTAGTTGCCGTTGGCGCGCAGCTCACTCTCCAAAGCACCGAGCCAGTCCGAGCCACAGAACCCGGTGTTCGGCTTGGCGCCGTACCTGGTCAGCTGGCGATACTCTTTCTGCAACAGCGTGATCAGCGCGCCGCCGTTGGTGGCCGACGAGGTGATCGGCGCGCCGCCCCAGGCCGCCAGTGCCGGCGTGGTGCCGACCGCGGTACCCATGGCGGTGGTGAAGGCGCGGTTTCTCCACCACGGCTTCTGTGCGCGGTTGATACCGGCGACGATACCCGTCGTCGGATCGTCGGTGATCAACGCGGCCATGCCCGCCAGCGCCTTGGGATCGGCGGCGCCGTTGGTCCACAGCAGGTTGTTCATGCAGCGGGCGTACTGCTCGCTGACGTCCTGCAATGCGTCTTGCAGCAGCCCGACCAGCACGGTGTCGTCACGGCCGGAGTGCTCGGACGTGTCGTCCATGTTGCCGGAATCGGTAACCGTGATGCCGTCGGTCTTCAGCTCGGAGTGGGTGAGCATGATACCGATGTGGTGCTCCTTCCACGGGAACACCGCCTGGGTCAGGTTCGCCGGCGTGTAGTAGGTGACCGCGTCGTCGAGCTGATAGCCCTTCAACTGGTCGTCGGTTCCCGGTGCCGCGGTGTTACCGAAGTCGCCCTTGACCGAGATGATGATATTTCCCTTGCCGCCGGGGAAAGTCTTTTTCTTGGATTCCATCGCCGCCAGCAGCGGCTTTTCCTGAATTGCCTCCTGGAAGGCAGTCCCTTTGTTCAGCCACCAGTCCAACGCCGCCGTGGTTACGTGGGCGAGCAGTGGAGCAGAATATGTAGGCATTTAAGCACCTCTGTGATTAGAGGCGCGGCGCTCCCTCGCGAGCAAATTTGACTGCTTCCAGCAGCGACGTTGCTTCGGGTGCCA